ATTCCTCTACGTCTCGTGGGCTCGGAGATGTGTATAAGAGACAGAAATAATGCTTCCCGAATACTTCTTTACTTCGGGGGATGATAACCCATTTGTAAAAGATTGGCCCAAGTAGTATGTTCTATTATTTATTACTGTAGATATGCCAGAAAAGTTATTATCTATTTGTAAATTGCTACCATTATTTCCTGTTAATAGAAGACTACCACCATCATCTGGAAAACTAGTAAATTCGATTAGTTCATAATCATACTCTGAGTTTTCTTGAATTGAACCATCTGTCGAAAATCCTGCAAAAGTTCTATCTTGCAAATATTTTAATACTCCAGTAGTTTGATCATAATTTACCACTCTACCAAAAGCTGTAACTCCAGTACCAACTGTTTGGCTCACAATAGAATCTTGTGAAAAAGTTGCTGAACTATAACCTATTCCAGTAAGTTTCATTGCATATGCTGCACTGGCTTTATCAGATGATAAAATTACTGAAGAAAATGGTAGTTCTGGATTTACTACTATTCCAACCCTAGCTATTTGATTTCCTACTATAAAATCAGGATTCTGGAAATCATTTTCGATTCTAGTGTATAATAAAACATTATATGAACCCAACTCTCTATAAATATCTGCGCCATGCCCTCCTTTAGGGGGAATAATAACATTAAATTTTGGATTTATAATTCCTTCCGGAACATTTCCTGCTTTTAAATCTACAATTCCATAAGTGTATCCTGATCCTTGATTTGAAACTGAAACAGACCTAACCTTCTGGTCATTGTCAATAACAATAGTACATTCCGCTCCAGATCCGTCCCCTTTAATAGGAACTCTTGTATAGGTTTTATTTGCTGTGCCAACTCCAACACCCCTATTGTTTGGATTGTTTGGATCTATTATTACAGTCTTTATTGAACCATCTACTGCATTCAGAAAAATTGGAGCATGTTCTTCACTGGTAAACCAATCCATCGGAACTGGCATAAAATCAGTGGATTCGAATTTTATGACTTCACTTGGTCTTATCGTATAAAGATATTTCCATACATATCCATCACCACTAGTTCCGGCAGTTCTGGGTTCCAAATCAACGAACAAAGGTTCGTCTAACGAAGGTCTTCCTGATGGATTATCTGGATCAGTTCCATTTTCTAAACAAACATATACCCTATAATCACTGTTCATTACATAATATGATGCTCCATATAAACTGGTGGATCCAGAAACTGGAGCTACATTAGATCTGCTATAATCATGTCTATAGTAGTCGTATATAGTTCCTGAAGACCAAATTCTTTTTGGAACAACTAATCTTACATCAGTTGGAAGTATCTTCTTAAGGGATACCATAGTATCCCAATAATCATTTTGCTCATCAAAACTATCTCTGGGGGAAGGTGGATTATAATCCCAATCAGATTGAATGCTGTAGGGATTTGTTAAACCTAAAAAAGTATAATAAGAATTTGACGAAGTTACTACTCCTGCTACAAAATTTTGAGCGTTGAGTATTCTAATTTGGTCAGTTATAATTGCTGCCATTTTTGAAATTTTATTTTTATTTATGGTCTATAGTTACTGGTTTTTATATTCGGACGTTCTCAAAGAAAATTCTCTTGATAAAATCGTTCCAGTAGAAATTCCAGAATATCCATTCAATGTATACGCATTATATGAATTCTCTTTCTGTCTTCCTTCCAAAACTATTAATCCCCAACTAAAATCTCCATAATAAGCAATAGAACTACCGCCGCCAACAGAAATCTGATTATTTAAAGAAACCTTGGATGATACTCTTGTAATATAAGTAGTGCCAACTCCAGTGACTGACGATTCAATAATCTCAATACTATACACTTTATATACTCCATCCAAGAAAGAATTGCCAATACCAATTATATCTTCATTATAGTCTAAAGAAACAAATCCATCACCAACATTTGAATTGTTAACGGTAAAGTAATAACCAGTTCCAATACCACTAACTGTAGTTAATCCTGTGATTGAGGAATTTCTTAGTGGAGAATCTGTGGGGATTAGGAAATCAAAGAATATTCCAGTTGATCCTACGCCTATAACCGTATTCCCCACTCCAACAATTATTCCAAAATCACCAAAATATGATCTTACTAAACTCTTTTCTACTTTTGGTGTCGTAGGCTCTATTAATACTGAAGGTGGATTGGTATATGTGTATCCTGATCCAGAATTAGTTATATTGAAGGAAGTAACTATTCCCAAAGTAATTGATGATGTAATAATAGCAGTATTTCCTATACCAATAGTTGTTCCGAATCCAACTGGATCGGAAATTTTCACAATAGGCGAACTTTCATATCCATTTCCGCCATTGGATATGACTATTGAAGAAATTGTACCAGCAACTGACACAATAGCAGTTGCCGCTGCAGAAACCAAACTATCTTGAGATCTGAAGAAAATATTTTTTTGAAACTCTAAAGATGTTAAGTTTTCATTCGTTGGATTGAAAAATGGTCTTATATTATCAATAAAAATAACAGTTGAACCTACCCCAACAGGACTTATAACATATGATGATGGATAAACTAAAGCATCGTAAAGTGTTCTATTCTTTCCTATAGCCTTTTGGTTGATTATTTTATCACTCATTTGCTTACACCATACGACAGGTCTAATCAGAACATCGTCTGAGGTGTTTCCTGGTCCAAAATAAGGATTTGTCTCTGTTATATCTATTGATTTGATATCAAGTACTGTTCTTGGATCCTCTAATAAAGTAGGTCTTTGTCCAATAGAAGGATCGTATGATAATGTTAGTTCATCTCCAACTTTCACGGTTTCTAAAATGTTTCTAAAAGGCACATCAATATCTCCACTACCCTTATAGAATAAAATGCGGCAAGTGTCTCCGAATCTTGGTGGTTGAGTAAATCTTATGGAACTTCCTCCGTCAAATATATAAGCATCATTGGGAACCTGTAAGACCTCATTAATAAAAACTAATAGATTATCTCTTATAATAAGATTAGAACCTTTGGCGGATAATATTGATACAAACTGGCCTTGATATTTTAGGGGGAAAACCTTTCTTTGTTCATCAAACAAGAAATCAAATGAATCCAAAACCTGGAATTCTCCCAAATGCCATCCAGCAAACTTATCAGTAAATATTCTTTGAACTTCAATTTGAAATTCTTTAAAGTCTGAAGTAGTTGGTATGCCCGTTGTTGTATTATTTGATATTGTTAAAATATCACCAGGTTTATATCCATATCCAAGATTTTTAATTTCAAAATCAATAACACTAGATCCTTGACCAACTACAATATCAATTGATGCTTGAGTTCCAACACCCGAAGATGATTGACTATAAATTAAAGGAATATCAGAGTATGATAATGGATCATCAAAGATTACAAGAGGTGGATTTGTGAATGTATATCCAACTCCTGGATTTGTTATAGATACTCCAACTACATTTCCTTTATCAATCAAAGCTGTACCTATAAAATGAATATCTCTACTATCAACTGAAGAGGAAGTGGAGACAGCAACTCTAACGGTTAAATCAGAAACTCCATATAAAGTTTCAATCTTTGTTCTATATCCGGATCCACTATTGCCAATACTGATAGAAGAAATTGTACCAGCAGTTGACACAATCGCAGTTCCTCCAGCAGATACTAAAGGTTGATATCCAAATCCACTAGTGGATCCAACAGAAACAATAATTCCACCAGATGGTAAATTAGATGTATTGATGTCAGATGATAATGAAGTTCCTGATCCAATAAAAGTCAACGATGATATTCCCACCGTCTCTTCTTTTATTATAAATGAAGCATCTAATCCAGGTTGTTGGAAAATTCCATTGATAAGAACTATCGCAGAATTAATATCCGATACATTTTGATTATCCGAAAATAATTCAAATGTATCTGTAGTTCCGTCAAATTTGTGAGAGATAGTATCAAAAACATAATTTTTGGAATATGGGTCCGAATTTGAATTTATTTGAGAAGATCTCATAAAAGTTCTACCATAGAAAGTAGAATTCGTTTCAATATTCTCCCAGTCTCTCTCATCTGGTAGATTAAATGGACTTCCGGTAGGAACTTTTCCATATGGGGCAGTTACAAAATGGATTTGGTTATCAACTATGTTGTAATTACCATCCAATTTAATGACATTTGACGATAACGTATGTTCTTCAAGTTCTGTGCCCAACCAAGATCTATTAACTCTTATTGCATTAGTAGATCCAATTCCTATGGAGTCCACTCTCATAATTTCATTATCTACTTTTATTAGGTCTCCACTGAAAATATTGATAGGGTCATTAACGTAAATAATGTCATCTGTTAATAAATTTTCTCTGATTAGAGATGTCGTTTTCTCTGTTCTGGAAATAGGAGTTTGAATTACATTATCAATTGTAATAATTGCTCTTCCATTCTGATTTGATGCTGTAAAACTATGACTATTTCCAATTCCAACAGAAACAATGTCTAAAGTTTCTGGATTAAATTTGAGAGCATTCTCTGCACTTGATGCCAACTTAATTCTATTTTGATCAATCTTAACTGCATAAACAAATTCTGGCAATTTATCTGTTATGCCTATTCCTACACCAAAATCTGTAGTTTTTATTCCTATTGGAGAATTTATTTCTGTAATTAGTCCAGATGAATATAATAATTTTTCTCCGGTGACATAGAAATGATTCTCAATTGTAATTGTGTCAGTATCTATATCAATCAAATTTGTTGATGAACCATCGAAATATCTTTTGAAAATTGGATATCCACGATGATTTAAATCAAATGTTCTCTTTATATCGACTGCAGCACCGAAATAAATTTGATAATCATTCACTAATGTTTCGTCATTAAAAGTTTTTTCTTTTCCCGCATCTTTATACTCTTTCATAGAGTTGGAATAAACTTTTATATCTACATCAATATTTGGATTGGGGAGAAAAATAAGTTGTGTAGAATCTTCATTTTTTATGGAAGATATGCTACCAATTCCAATAGTGTCATCAGTACTCAGAACAGAATATTCGGAGTGATATGAATCAGTTAGATCATTCACAACAATAACTTCTGAAAGTTGAGAAACATTATTTGTATTATCAACTACCTGAACTAAGAAATAACCTCCACTATACAAATTAGAATATTCTGCAATTACTTCATAGGAAGGGGTTGGTGATGCTATAATTGAAGTGGATCTTCCTTCAATTTTAGAATATTGCATAAAATGAGTACCAACACCAGAGGAAGAAGTATTCGCAATGGATATTTGAATAGAACTTACAGTAACAGCTATTCCTGGATTTGGTGTGAAGTCTACATTTACATTTGATCCGGAAATGTATGCATTAAATTCTCCTAGATTTGAATAAGAAATCTCATTGTTAGAATCTGTAATTAATTGTCCATAATCTATAAACTTTAGATTTGTTCCATCGTGAATTAAACTGAATTCGTTAAATTCGTACTGTCCATTGTCAGCAGAGATTTCTACGATAGATTTTACTGATGTTAATGTAATTCCCACACCAACTATCGTAGTTGACCCAGAAGAAACTTGTGTTGTTTTGGAATCTATGTATACAACATCTCCAAAACTTGTGCTGGCTATCCCAGCAAAAGAATCTTTTATGTTATAACATAAAGTTGTTATATCATAATCATTCCAAAGAGACTTATTTGGATAAAAACGTAAGATGCCATCGTTAGAACCTTCAAATTCTTCTATTTCAAAGTCAAATGATCCCAAGTCATAAGAAGTTTCCACCCTTCCATATTGATTTAAATAACCAACTTCATTATTATGAACCAAAGAAACAAGCATCAATTGTCTTTGGCCAATATATCTTCTATCTTTTACGAAAGTAATATATTTTTGGGTTTGTATATCTAACGGATTGAATTTATGTACATCTGCAAATCTTGTTGTTCTTGGGAGATTATAAAAAGAGTCACTGAAATCATCAATGTATAGTACCCTGTTTCCAACCGATTCGAAATAATCTGTCAATACTTTACTCTCAAAATAAACCTCATTTGATGCTATGGAAGAATCATTTCCTATGAAATAATTTTCTCTGACCAAATCAAAATCATAGAAACAGTTAAGATTCGCAACTCCAACTAAATCAGTGTATACATCTACGTTTGTTGATGATACCATAGAGGTAGAAATTCCGGAATGTCTACTGGAAAATAAACTATTATTTTTAATCTCTTCCAATGATGGTTCGCATTGATAATCACTAAACTTCTTAAATCCTAAAGTGTGATTTAATGTACCGACAGGTTCTTCCCAAGTCTGATAGGGAATTCTTGATTTCAATGAATATGAGAAATTCTGATAGTAAAAACTATCCTGTATTCTCTCAGTATTATTATTCAAAAATCCAACTTGAGTATCCCATCCGTTCTCAAATTTAGAAAATGAAGATACATTTATAAATGACTGTGGTGACACTACTGACGATATAAGTCCTCTTGTCTTGGATGTATCACCTATCAGTATTTTTCCTGTTCTTATATAATCCTTTGACGAAACTCTAATATAATCGTTATCAGGATCAACACTTTCTACTCTACCTATAATTTTATTTTCATTTAGATATTCTATAGATTCGCCTTTAACGAAATAATTTTTCTTTAAAGACACTTCGAATTTTGGAAAATATTTTTCAGGAACTATTCTTCCGAAAGAATTTATGGGATCGTATATTCCTGGAGTCTCTCCGGAATTTAATAGACCATCTAAAGAATAAGTGACTATACCTATACCACCAAGATTTTCTGTTACTCCCGTTATAGTGAAAAGATTATAGTTGTAATTTTTGGAGTCAAAACCCTTTCCGGTCGAATTTAATCCCACGCTAACGTTTTCTATTATCACTTTATCATCAACTTCAAACGGGAATGTATTGGCAGTACTAAATCCAACGGATAAAAAGATGGTTACATCATTAGTCTCGGAATCATAGTATGCGGAAGATATCCCAACGCCATTGGAATTTTGAGTTGGTATTATAATTGGATCTACATTATTAATTCCATAGGTATTTTGTAGAATTTTTACAAAACTATCTTCAAATTGATAACTTAAATCAATTTCATCCACCCTTTTCTTAGTTATGCCATCCAAAACTACTAAATTTGGTGGGTATATGTATCCATTTCCAATTGATTTAATTTCTATAGACTCAATTGAACTTAATGGATCTATCTTTAAGACTTGGGGTAATGATAGATTTGGTTTAACTGTAAAATCAGATGAAAAATCATACCCAATATCTCTCAATTTAATTTTCTTTATTTTTCCTATATTTTTGCTACTGCTTTCCAATAAAGCTCCAGTTCCAGTCAGAGATTCGACCTTGACAAATTTTGGTAATCTTGAGTAATTTAATCCTTTAGAAACTAATTTTACTTTGGAAATGGAACCATATGCATTTTTTGAATCAGTCTGATATTTTATGGTTGAATTATTTTGCCCATAATAAAAAGATTCTGGAACTTCTCTGAGCGTATATGTGAAAGTTTGTGGACTTGTTGATATTATTGTGTGATTGCCATTATATAAACTTTCCTTAATCATAATTTGGTTATTGAAATTCACGGAAGAATCTGTAGAAATTTTTAGTTTTGATTCTGGTATTAATTTATTATCGATTGGTTCTAGTCTATAAAATAAATTATTTGGATAATCATCATTTATAGACATCCGAACGTTAGCTCCTGATGTTATTCCAACAATTCCCGTTCTTTTAACATCAAATATTCTATCTTTCTTTGAGGATTCAAATAAATTTGAAAAATTAGAATCTAGATAGAAATTAAGTTTAAATGCTGGATATACGGTATTAGATTTGGTATATGATAACGAGGAATCTGCAACATCAAAAATTACCGTAGAG